CGCAAAACTTTTATACCAGAACCGCACTCTGGGTGATGCCTCCCTGAATGAGCGACAAAAATCCAAAATTGTCGAAGCCATCGCAAATGCGGAGTCTCCGAAAGAAGCAAAGCGACTTCACGAGACACTCAAAGCTACGGTGGGATCAACGCCAAACGGCAACAAAGGTCCACAATCACTTAGCGAGTCCGTCAATCGTCGAAGCAATTTAAGCGCCATGCTTAATTCGAGACAAAACATTAACGAAAGCAAGCAAAGCTCTGATCCTTTTATGGAAAAGATGCAAAAGCTTGCGGGCATTAAAAAATAATTTTTAAGGAGATATAACATGTCTATCGTACAAAAACTCACAGAAGGGATGGTACACCGCAATATGCAACAAGAAGGTGCTGCCCTTTTAAACAAATGGTCTCAGACTGGTCTTTTGGAAGGCTTGTCTAGCGACGAACAAAAGTCAAGCATGGCTCGTCTTTTGGAAAACCAAGCTCGCGAACTTCTTCGTGAGGCTAACACAATGGCTGGTGGCGATGTTGAAGGTTTCGCTGCTGTTGCTTTCCCAATCGTTCGTCGTGTATTCGCCGGATTGATTGCTAACGATCTTGTAAGTGTTCAACCAATGTCTTTGCCATCTGGTTTGATCTTCTTCCTTGATTTCAAATTCTCTGACACCAATCCAAACAATCGCTTGGGACAAACTGATGAATCTATCTACGGACAAGGCATCGTTGGTTCTCAGGTAACTGGTGGTGTTACTTTGGACAATGCTACATTGGACCAACAACCATACGCTTTTGGTGCAGCTTACTCTTCACCAACTGCTTCAATTGACAATGGTCAAACTATCGCAGTTTCAGGAATCACTCTTGATTTGAGTTCTTCGACTCATGCTATTGGCCAAGGTTTTGCAAATACAGAGCTTCATTTCGACCCAGACTTGCTACAAGAGCAAGATGGTGCATACGCCCTAAAGATTACAGTTAACATTTCAGACATTGAAGGCGCGGTGACTTTCCCTGCTACTGGTATTTCTAAATTTAACAGAAATCAGTTGTCTCAACTAGTTCTTCCTTTGGCAAACTATGACACTACAGAAACTCTAACTCAAGTTCGTCGTTTGACTCGCTTAAACCCTGATAATAAAGATCAAGTTGAATTGGTTTATTACGGGTCTGCTCGTGCAGCTTCAAAAGTTACTGCTCCATATAGTCTCACAATTTCTGCATCAGTTGACGGAGCTGCTTCATTCCCAATTGTTGATCAATTGAAGGAACAAGGTGGTCTTGGTGCTGTTGCTGGTACTGCAAACTGGGCTTTGGAAAATGAAGGAAACATTCCTGAGATTGACATCAAGGTTGACTCAATCGCAATCACAGCGACAACCAAGAAGTTGAAAGCAAAGTGGACTCCTGAATTAGGTCAAGACTTGAATGCTTACCACAACTTGGACGCTGAGGTTGAATTGACTTCTATCCTTTCTGAGCAAATCGCTCTTGAAATCGATCGTGAAATCTTGTCTGACCTTGTAAACGGTGCTACTGCTGGTACTTTCTACTGGGCACGTTCTCCTGGTTTGTTTGTAAATCGTTTGACCGGTGATGAAATTGGTGCAAATACTGCTGCTCCTGACTTCACTGGTACTGTCTCAGAATGGTATGAAACTTTGATTGAAACTATCAACGACGTATCTGCACAAATCCATCGTAAGACTTTGCGTGGCGGTGCTAACTTCGTTATCGTTTCTCCTGAAGTTGCTAACATTCTTGAGTTCACCGCTGGTTTCCGTGCTAACGTTACTGCTGACGCTGACAAAGGCGACATCGGTGCTGTTAAGGTTGGTTCTTTGAACCGTAAGTTCGACGTTATCGTTGATCCTTACTTCCCACGTAACGCTATCTTGGTTGGACGTAAAGGTTCTTCTTTCTTGGAGTCTGGTTATGTTTACGCACCTTACGTGCCTCTGCAAACTACACCAACTATCTTCGGACCTGAAGACTTCGTTCCTCGTAAGGGTGTAATGACTCGTTATGGTAAGAAAATGGTACGCCCTGATATGTACGGTTTGGTTATCGTTCGTGGTCTTTTAGGCAACGACGACGGAACTTCTGCTCCATAATCTTAGACATTAACTTGTCATAAGACATTTAAGACCCCTTCTCTTCGGAGTTGGGGTTTTTTTGTTTTTATGGACGCAAATGACTATTTAATAGGAATAAAAACAACCAAGAGGTATTCAAATGAAGTCGAACAGGCCAGCAGTCAACGCTCACAGAAAAAAGGTTACAAGAAAACAAGGAGTTGACTCTTTGTCTCTAAACACGAGACATGGAGAGACGCTCATTCCTGTTGGTTCCGAGAATGCAACGATTGAACTTCCCGAGACTGAGAACACTTTTACTTATGAAGTTATCAATTCCGATGCTATGACTGGAGACATTAGCATTTCTGTCGATAACGGGAATCTAAAAGGTCTTGTTTTAAATACTAGTAGAGGCCAGCTAAGAATTGACCCTGTTGCCTCTGGGACGAAATCGGTAACTCTTGGAAACCAAATGAAAGACGGTTCACACATGAACATGGTCTCGGACGGTTCCGACTGGTTTGTTTGGTCTTATGGAATTGGAAATGGATTTGCTTCTTCGACAATTGGAAGAAGTGGTACCTCCGGTGAAGCTCCTCCAAACTCAACAGAAGTAGGTCCAACCTATGCGCCTGTCGTGATTAAAACCATTACAACAACGGTTGATTATCCTTCGGGTGATGCTGAGAATGATTTAACATTTAACGGTACAGCAGAGCCAAATGCAACACTTAAAGTGCTTGACTCCACGGACACACAGGTTGACACAGTCACAGTTGGATCAGATGGTAGTTGGACTTGGGAAGTTTATGACTTGGCAAACGGAGAACACTCTTACACATTCAGATTTGAAGCATTTGTTGGAGGAAAATTAATTTATGAATCGGCGGATTCTTGGACAGATACTTTTAACGGAGGCTCTGTTACTTTTGACTGTTCCCTTATTGAAGTTGAAGTCGGCACAGCCGCACCAGACTTCGTTTCTCTTCCGACAATCCTTGCACCCGATGGAACCACGACAATAACTCCGACTGTTAATTCCACCACATACTCTGACTCTTTGGCTGAAGACGCAACATTCACAGTAACATTTGATTATAGTTATCTTACGAACTCGTATCAAAGAACGGTAAATGGTGTCGTAGTAAACAGGATTAACCCAGCAATACCCACAATCACTACAGTTGGCGGAGAAACCTCTGGTGTTGCCATAAACACAACAACAGTTGACATTGTCGGTACAGCAATGCCAAATGCAGTTGTCGAGGTATACATAGACGGACAGACTTCCTCTTTTGCTTCAACAACTGCTGATGGAACTGGTGCATGGACGGTCTCTTCACACGACTTCGGTTGGACCGCTAGTCAGACAGTGATAATCAAAGCACAACAACAAACCGCAAATGGCTCTCTATGGTCAAACCCTTCTAATGACTTTACAGTAAACTATGAGTTGCAGACTTTAGCAGCTCCAACGATTGAATTTAACGGCTTTGCAAACAATGCCTTCACTAACCAGTCAAACCCTTTTGCAGTTCAAGGAACGGGCCCTGACGGCGCTACAATCGTACTAAATGGAGCAACGGACAACAACCCACCAACCGTTGTTGCTGGTGGTACTTGGTCAACAGCTGTGAACTTGAGCAATGACGTAACTCACACAATCACAGCGCAGGCAACTGCCGTCGCAGGTTACGGAGACTCTCAGCAATCAAACTCATTTACTTTAAACGTTGATAGAACATCACCAAGCATAGCAACTGTTTCAGACGAAACTCTGTATCTAGGTAGCGTATCTGACACTTTGCCTACTGCAACAGATTCTTTCACAGCTGTTGGAAACACTGTAACAGTTACTTCAGACACAACCGTTGACAATAATCTAGCAGAAGGCGACCATACAATTACTTATACAGCAACAGATTCTGCTGGGAATGAAGCGACCTCAAGCAGAACAATTACTGTTACAACACAGGTAATTGTCCCAACGAACTTAGTTGCCATTGGGGGAACCGAAGAAGCCACAATCACTGGTGGAGTGAATGGGACCTATTCTAATAACCTTCAAGTTAAGATTTATGTGATCGATAGTAACGGATTGGAATCAGTTTATCAGGAAAATGGATCAGACGTTTTGTTCAATGTGACCAATGGCTCATTCTCTGCTACTTTAGCTTTGGATGCGGGAGATTACACATTCTCAGCTACAACAATCAACTCTATTGACGAAGAGTCTAGTAAAAGCCCTGAGACGACTCAGATTAGCGTATTTAGTCCACCGGTACCGTCACTGCACCTTGAAGAAGGACCTTCTTCTCTTGAGCCTGG